CTGTACCAGGTAATTGTGTAATTGGGTTGATGTTAATGCTGTATAGTGCATCACGCATACCTTGGTTAATACCATTGTGTACGAATGCGCCACTGTTAGCATCTACATAACCAATGTCGCTTAAATTGCTTACTAAACCACGGTTAACACCAGCTGGAGCAAACCATTGATATGCAACTTGATCGTTGTATAAGAATGTACGCAATACTGCGTGGCTTGCCGGAACTGCAACTGTATTACCTGCTAGGTCGTTTGTTAAACCTGCTGGGTAGTAAACACCTAGATATGGGCTAGCTGTTGCTAAACCATTACCATTTGTGTTGCTTTCCCATGCTGTAATGTCAGTTACATTTGGTGCCAATGTCATTGGTGTGTCACCAATGATAAAGCCTGTGTTTGTACGGTTTTCATTTAATGTTACTAAGTTAGGAATTAACTCTGGGTAACCAGGAGCAACAATTAAATTAAAATTGTAGTTTGCATCTAATACGTCAGTGTTGCTGTCAACAGCAGATTTCATTGCGGCAACAATAATGTTACGTTGTGCCGCAGATCCTGCGTACATTGTACCATTTTCTTTTAGACCGCTTACAGAAACCCATGCATCTTTAACTTCGTAACCAGATGTACCATCAAAGTTATCAAAGTAATTGCTTACAAATTTCTTAATGTTGTAACCACTACGACGTGTATTAAACAACAATGTACCACGTGGGTATAAACGATAATCTGGGCAATCAGCATCAACGTGATTGCTTGTTAATAAAGTAACAGTTGATGGGAAAGCATCTGCGGCAATATCTGTATTATTACCAACTGTGCTGTTAGCATTACCGTCCCAACGTGCATCAGCAAAAACAATACCATTGTTAGAAACATGATCTGTATTGTCAATTGCAATCCATGCTGTACCATTATAACGTGATAATTTAGGGAAGTTAACTAAATCGCTAGTATCTAACCATAAGTCACCACCAAATTCGCTCAATGGATTACCATCGCTTTGACTTGTTGGCTGTGTAGCAGATACAATAACACCGTTTGCGTCAGTTAAATCCAATCTGTAACCACGTGCATCAGATGCTACGTTACGATATCCTTTCCAACCACCAACGTCGTTGATCATAATATCAATGTCTGTTGGGTTGCTATAGTACCAATGTGTGCCATCTGCTGGAGTAGCATATGGTTCTGTGGAACTAAATTCGATGTGTTCTGTAATACCGTGCCAGTTGCTAATAGCAATACGACCGTCAGTTTGTATTACAAAGCCAGAACCTTGGCCGGAAACAAATCCTGCATCTGCTAAGTTGCTACCAGATACTTGATTTAAAATAATATGGCCGCCAGTAGTATGAGTAATACTTACTGTGCCATTAGCGTTAACTTGTGCAGTAACATAAGGAACGTTAGCGGCTAAAATAGCAGTAACAAATCCGCTTGCACCAGCTGTTGGGCTAATTGTTTTAAGTGCAGTTAAATTTGGAGTACCAGGTGCAGTAGCTTGGATTGTAAACGAACCTGTGCCTGGGAAAGCAGTAGGTGTTCCACCTGTTGCAACTGTTTGGTGTGCATCTTCTTGTTCGCTAAAACTTAATCTATTAGATGTTCCATCAGTTACGCCATAATAGCTAACAACTTGACCGTGAGTAATATTAATGCCGCCGCCCAATGGATCTAAACCATTAATTGCTGTAGCCAAGAAGTCGTACATTGGAGCAGTAACGCTGATCCACGAATCTGTTGCCGCACTATACTTTTTAAGAGCTGGGCTGTAACCAGAACCGGTTGCAGTTGTTTTCCACCAAATTGTGCCAGCTGGATATGCATCCCATCCTGCGCTTGGTTCTTGTGCAAATGTACCATAAGACATAATTGGTGCTTGGTATGTACCTAAGTCAATACCACATGATGACATTACACCTGATGCGTCGTCTGTTAATGCTAGTACACCAGTTGCGCCGTTTGTAGCAGAAGTAGCAAAAATTGCTAGGCCCACACCAGAAACTGCAACTGCGCTAACACCAGTAATACCAGCGTCATTAATAGCTGTTGCTAAAGCATCAACACTAGCATCAATTGCACTAGTTAATACGCTTGTACCATTGATTTTAAATGAAGCACTTAGAGGGACTTCAGGAGAAGCAATATTTCCTTGTACCGCCGGTGTGCTTTCTTGCCATTCAGTTGAACCAACTTGGATCCACTGATTTGCCAAGTCAACGCTGTTAACATTAGTAACTTTATAGAATAAACGAACTGCATCAACTGCTGTGTTATTCTCGCCAACAAATACCAATGCATAGCTACCTTGTGCGCCAATTGCCTGAATTGGTGTTGCAATACTGTCAATGGTTGTTACTTGTGTTGTATCGGTAATTAACAAAGGACTAACGCTAGTAAATGTAGCAGGTGTAGTTCCGTTTGAACTGTAAATACCAAAATTTGTATTTGCTAAGTCTAACCAATATGTGCCATCGGCTACCATGCCAACTGGACGATTGCTTGTACCTACAAGTTCGTTTAGGTCAACGTCTGCACGAATAGCAAACAATTGATTGCTAATACCTAGTGCGCTGTATGCTGTTAATAAACCATATTCGTTTAGTTCGCTACCGTTAACTGGTGTACCAGCTGAACTTAATTGGAATGTTGGTGTGCCTAATGCAGTGATCAAGTCACGTTGACTTGTAAATGCTTGCAATTTACCAGCGTTTGCTTTGCTAGTGCCTGTAGCGGCGGCATTGTTATATGTTTTGTTTTGAGCTGTTGCCAAAACTACTAATGGTACAGAACCTACGTTACTTGCAACGTATTGACTCTGATCATTAATGCTGATCGATACTCCTGGGGAAACTAGTGCCATGGTGATCTTCCTTTAAATTACATGTTATAGTTATTTATAATAAAGGTATAAAATATGGGTAGTTGTTGGTGCCTTTGCAAAGGTTTGGGGTAAATATCTATATGCTAACACGCAATTTATGCCCCGTATGCCACGTTAATGCTGTGGCCGTAAACTATGTTAAGGAAGGTGTGCGACATTATCGCAATACCTGCGCCAGTTGTTCTAGGAAAGGTAAGTCGTTACGCAAAGAGCCGCCAGCATGGCAAAAGGCTGGCTATAAGAAAAAAACTGTGTGTGAGAAATGTGGGTTTAAAGCTAAATTATCCGAGCAACTAAATGTGTTTTATGTTGACGGTAACTTAAAGAACAACAACCACTTTAACTTAAAGACCGTATGCTTAAACTGTCAGCCGGAAGTGTATAAGTCACGTCTTGCATGGAAGCCGGCTCCCCTAATACCAGACTTTTAACTTGGTTGTATAGTTCTTCAATACTGCCATTGTTTTCAATTACAGCATCAAACTCTGTGCCCACCCAAGCAGTCTCTGAAACGTGTACATCAGGGTAAGCGGTTTTCATATGATTAAATCCGCCTTGATTAGATTCCACGGCTAGGTCATACCATTCAGGTAATGCACCACGTTTAACCCAGATTACACGCCCGCCTGCGGCTTTAATACTTTTAATTTCGTTAGGGAATCTACAATCACTAATAACAATATCGTCTTGGCTAGCACGTAGTTTGTTTTCCACACTAGCAATCCATATATCGTCGTGAAACCCACGGCGGCAAACTTCTGTACCCCAGAGCTGTAAGATTAGTCTAGGAGTTAAGTTGGGCATGTTTAAGCGGCTAGCCCACCATGGATCTACTTGTTCGCGCCATTCGCGGGCTTGTTTAGTACGACCTTCTAATAGCTCACGGTCCCAATTAAATACTGCGGCCACAGCATCTTTAAGTGTACCAGCAAAGCTGTCCCTGCGAAACTCATGAAAGTTTACTAGGTAATCTGCTATAGTGTCTTTACCGCTACCAATAAAACCGCATACGCCAATGATCATAAAAAAGCCCTCGTCTATAAGGGCTATTTTTACATAATAATTTGACTAAGTCAATTATTTTTTAGTTTTACGGTTAAGTGTAATTGGGCCAACTTTACGCACAGGGCTAACTTTTGATACTGACTCAAGTTCAGTAGATCCTTTACTAGTCTGTTGATTTGATGCAACTCCCATTTTTTTAGAAGCGGCATCTAGGATTTCTTGATCGGCTTTTGTATAACCAATTGTAGTGAAATCTCCGCCAATTGGGCCGTGCTTGTCCATCTTTTCATCAAAGTCCGGACTGCCTGCTAGTGCCAGGCCAAAACGATATGCCGCATACGGACTATTGTTATTGTTTAACGCCGGCCATGTCTGCATGTCTGGGGTAGCACGTTGAGCACCTTTACGTAGTTTAGATGCTTCTGTAATAATATCATTAATTTTCATATACTATATTTAACCCGTTACCCATGTTAATGGCTGGCTGCCGTCGACATAGTTCTTAAGATCTTCTTCTAATTTGATCATTTCTTCATTGGCTTCTTGTACCATTTGTGCGCCATTTAAACTTGCGCCGCCTTGTGGGCCAGCAATAGTGCTAAACTTGCTATATGCTTGTCCTAAGATACGCTTACAGAAGCTATAAGAGTATTCTTGAATCCAAGGAAAAGCGTAGGTATCATTAAAAATCATTTGATCTGGCTTGGTATTAAAGATATGTAACAATACAGATTCTTGCTGTGATTGATCTGGGTTAGCACCCTGGAATGGCATTTTACGAACTAGTGTTAATTTTTTAGTCACAGGATTAAATGTAAAGTTCATAAATCCTCCAAACATACGCATGGCTAACTTTTGATAGTCAACAAATAGTTCGTAGTTTGTTAAGCCACCAACACGACCTGCGGTTAACATATATGTGTTTAAGTAGCCCGACGCAAATGGTTCAAATTGGCTAGCTGTTGTACCTGTTACTGAACCAATGCCGCGACGGTAAATTGCTTTAACAGTTTGAATTTCTTTAGGTAGAATATACTCTTGTGTTTCTGGTTCTAGTTTTAAGAACGCATAAGATTCTTCTGTGGAGTTTTGTGCTTTTTGACGATACTTAATCAAGGCTTGATTAATGCCCATTTCGTAGTGTTCTTTTTCTAATTCAACATCAACGATACCGTCGCCTAATCGCATACGAACATAATCAGTAATGCTTGCTCGCATTGAGTCTGTTGTATTTCCGTAGGTCCAATTTGGGTCAGTAGTTCCAGGATTAGTAACAGTTGGGCTACCATCAAATGCAATATGTGCGCCAGATTGACTGCCAGTGTTTGCATTAAACAAACTTCTAGCAGTTATATTATTTTGACTGTCAAACCCAGGTTCGACGTTTACGTCATTAGAAAATGGTGTAGCCATTGATTACTCCGTTATACAGTATTTATTACTGTACACGAAG